AGTATATCTTTGCCATCTGCGACTGTTACATCTCCAGATAAAAGTGTGTCTCCCCTGACATCTAATCTTTCAGTTGGATCAGTTGTGCCTACACCTAGACCAACAGAATTCAATCTAGCTTTAGTCCCACCACCATTAAATTCTAAATAATTATTAGTTGACCAAGAAAGTGCTGAGTTACCACCAGCACCAAACTGAATGTTATTAGAGGATAGCACCATCGCAGAGGAGGCACTATCAACTGCGAATCTCATCTGCGTTACAGGGTCGCAATATATTCCATTGTTTGATCCAGCGAAGTTAATCGCCATGTCAGAGCTGTTGCCTCCATCTAAGATTATATCCTCACCAGATATGCCCCCTACTACTTGAAGTGATTTGCTTGGATCAGTTGTGCCTATGCCTACATTGCCAGCGGAAGTAATCCGCATTCTCTCTGTTTGACTACTGATATCTGTTGAGGAAGATCTAAATCTAATTCCTCCAAAACCTCCTAGAACTAAGTCATTTGAATCTCTTTTAATACCTACATTGGTATTGTTCATGTAGAGAGTATCATTTTGCCCTATTCTTACACTTCCATTAATATCTAAAATTTCTAGCGGATTAGTAGTTCCTATACCTACTCTAGCAGTATCTCTAGTTAGAGTTAAAATATCTTTAACAGTTGAGGTATTGGCTGATTGGAACTTTAACCGATTAGTAGATCCATTTTGATTTATTCGGAAGCCGAACATATCCGTGCCAAAAGTATCTCCTGATTCAGAGAATATGAGGCTACCCGCATCAACAGCATTTGTTCCATTAGCGTTATCTATTTTAATATCACCAATTACATTTAGAGCATGTGATGGATTAACTCTTCCTATACCAACTCTATCATTAGTAGTATCAACAAAGAAAGTATCGGTATCGACCGAGAAGTCTCCACCCTTCACTGTTAGTTTTTCTGATGGGTTAGTAGTTCCTATACCTACTTTAGCATTTGATCTAAGTATAGATATGACACTTGTATCATTCGCAAATGTTGTGTCGTTATTATCGTGGACTCCGATGTTAAATGTGTTAGCTGACGCATCATATCGAAGAAAAGCTCCTTGATGATTAATTCCCTCTACTAATCTTAAAACAGCACCAGTTACATTATTGTTTGTAGCATGAACACTGACTGTCGGACTATCAGTATTACCAAAGACACTTAAATCGGTTCTTGGCGTAGTTGTTCCTATACCAAGTCTCCCATTGTTGTTATCAAAAACAGCTCTCTGGTTATCAAACTTATCTTTGATTCTTACTTCACCAGCGAAGATAGACATCTTATTACTTCCATCTCTTTCAATGCCTTGATTAGTGTTGAGAAGGTTAATTTTTGGTGTCCATACAGTCCCTTGCCCATCAATCTGGACAGTTGAGCCACCACCACCAACAACTTTAAAAACAGCCTGATTATAACCTAACGTAGTATCTTCTACATGTAAACGAGCTAATGGACTATTTGTTCCTATACCTACTTTGCCGTCAGATCCCCGCACGAAAAGTGAATGAGACGAACTAGAAGTCCCGACTTTGAAATCTACATCGTTACTATCTATATTAAATTCTATTGCGTTTTGAGTTGAAGCCCCATCAAGACGAATCATGTGAGGGCTACCAGCGTAAAGATCAAGAACATCTGTCGTGAATTCTAATTTAGTGGAAGTATTACCATTATGTCTTATGGCACTACCAACATCTAAATTAGACCCGACTGTGATGCTATTAGTAGTAGTGGCACCACGATCAGTGACAGTCTGTAAAGTATCAGCTTCTGCTGGGTTATTCTCACCAGTCAGGACAGGGACACCGCTAACGAACAAGCCCTGTCCGAACATCCCACTAGTTGGCACATGAACACCACCAGCAAAATCTAAAGTAGCCGTATGCATTCCGCTAGAAGCATGGACTCTATCTTGCCCGTCTGCTAAAACTGTCGCTCCAGTGTGATCTACTGGTATCTCTACTTTATTTCCTAAACCAACAGCATAGTCTCCGCTTACTATTGAAGCTTCTCCTGGGCCTACAAGGGCAAATCGACCTGATGATTCGGTAAACCAACCGCCGAGAGTAACGGCATCGTTGCCGTAAACTTTATTTCCCTCTCCCCCTAATACAGAACTAAACGTTCCATGAACCTCGTTCTCTTCTCCTCCTCCAATAAAAGAGTATCCATTCCCCCCTGAAATTTTATTACTTACACCACCACCTATAGCAGAAACTCCATCGTGTATTTCGTTGTTATCACCACCTCCGATGAAAGCAACTGTGGCGCTGTGTATTTCGTTGTTATCACCACCACCGATAAAACTAGATGAGGCATCTTCTATTTTGTTGTTTGAGCCTCCCCCAATTATGGAAAAATCAGAATCTAATACATCATTATTCTTTCCTCCTACGCTTGAAGAATATTGACTACCTGTGATGTCAATTCCAGAACCACCACCGATAAAGTTAAAACCTAATAAGTCACCAGATATTTTATTTTGAGCACCTCCGACTAAAGTGTTAAAGTGACCGCTAATAACATTCCCTGTGCCGCCAAGAACAGCAGAACCAGTTGCGGGAGATGCGCCAACGATTGTCGCAGAAGCACCTATTGCTACAGACTGAGTAGGAAATAAAACTATTTGATCTGTTGAGGCGCTTGCTATTTCTGTTAAGTCACTTCCAAAAGTAAGCGCAGAAGAAGAACCTACAGCTGAGACACCTATTGATTTATTTGAACCGCCATCAAAAATAATTTTCGATCCGTTAAAATTAATATCTGTTGTTGTAGCGTTTCCTCTGTCTACAACATCTTGAAGTGTGTCAGCTTCAGTAGCCCCACCCTCTCCAGATATTAAATATATTTTACCGAATGGATCTGTTATTCTTCCGCTTACACCAGATCCAGAGTAAGTATTAGCAAAGATAGTTCCGCCATCAAAGCCATCGTCCACTATTAACTTTGCATCAGTTGAATCGGTTCTATCAGTTGATGTTACTGATCCCCCAGCGTTTCCTAAATATAACTCATCACCTAAAGGAATAGATTCTATCCTATATGGCCCTACTGAAAATATTTGACTATCTAAGAATATATCACTTTCAGTTCTAAATTTAAAATATAAATCTTGTGATAGATCTATGTCAGATGTATTATAATTACCAAAATCATTAGGGAACAATCTAATGTGTTGTCCTTGAGTTTGGTCTAAGGGAAAACTACCAACAAAATTACCTTGCGTTAGATTAAAGCCAGTTCCTGTGTTAGAGACGTAAACATCAAGGTTACCATAATTGACGTAGCTAGGATCTTGATCAAAAAATAATTGAAAATCAATGAATCCAGATACTCCAGTATTAGATAATGTTTGCTGGCTAAAACCCTGCAATGCGATAGCTCTATCTGCGGCATTTGTAATACTGCCAGTGTTTATACTTACATTACCTGTTGATTGATTTAACTTAGATACACCAGATGCTTTAACGTATACTTCTTTTAAAGATAATGAATTACCATACAAGAAGAAATCTGTTTTATGACTACCACCTCCATTGTTTACTATTTCAGTTCTTATACCGAAATTCCTAGTGTGAGACCCAAATACATCTACATTATCTTGTTTGGTAAAAGTAAAACTTGGTGAACTAGTAATTTTATAATCATTAAAAATGGTATTACCGTCTATGTCTAGTATGCTTATTTTTTGGCCACTGATTAAAGGATCAGCTACAATTTCAGCTGATGTGGTTAGCAATGAACCTTGTCTGTTTACAATTTGACTCGTTAAAGTAACAGTTTCATTAAGATATACCCCGCTACCAGTTGTTATTTTAGTTAAATCTCCTGTATCAACACTAAAAACCGTTTCAAATTCATTTATGTTTTTGGTTTTAAATGTGCCCTCATAAAAATTACTTGTAGATGTAGTTCCTATGCCGACTTTACCAGTTAATTGTGTGGCTCCAGCACCAACATAAACAGCATAAAGAGCGCCATTGTATGTAGTGTCTTTTAATATCGGCGATGTTGTCCCTATTCCTACAAAACCTGTGCCTTCTCCCCTGATATCACCTATTGGTGTCGCTCCACCTAAAATCACTCCACTAGCTTTATGAACAACGCTAGCACCTATCCCTACCGTTGTTAATGTGCTGGGCAAAGCAACTTGTGAAATTGCATTTAAAAACTCTACACCAGTCCAATTATTAGATACAGCAGCAGTTCTATATAAACCTCCAACCCCAGTTGCCCCTGTGGCATTATCATAAGCACCAGAGGCGTAAATTATTGGCCCCTCTTCCTTTGTAACCCTTAAAATTTCGTATGATGGCTGGCTCATTATAGTATACTAAGGCTTTGAACAAATGATACATTATTGACTAGAGCGTCATCATAAACAACGAAAATCCCAGATGAGTCGTAGTCAGAATCAAAATATGCATTTGAACGGTTGTGATTACCCTTATTCCCTAATGCATTTACACTATATCTAAACGGGCCTACTTGAGATAATCCAGAAAACTCTAATCCTGTGGCTACTGTGCTGGCAGAGATAAAGTTACCATTAGGCATATTTAATCTTACATTGTAACCTGTGGAGTTACTTACCTCTGTCCATTTTCCAGTTATTGAAAATGTGTTTTTACTAATATTAGGTATGCCACTTGTTACTATGTCTAATTCTGGAGCAGTTAATGTTTCAAAAGTCACTCCACCTACAACTTGAGTTGTTTCATAACTAAAAGTATTTGCGGCTGGCTCTATACTAATACTGTCTTCTATTAACTTGAATTTTCCTGTGTCATATTTTGTAGCGGTTACCAAATATTCATTTATATTCTCTTCCTGCATGGAAATAACTTTGTAAATAGATGGGTCAGCATTCTTTACTCGTAACCTAACAGCACTACCAAGGTTTATATTTCTTAATATTTCTGGTTTATCAAAACCAGAAAGTAGACTTCCATAATTATTTAAGTCTTTAGCATCTAACTCTGCTGGTGTGCTAAAAATACTTGTAACATTTAAGACTTGTAATTGATCAGGGTTTAAATTTTTTAAATCAGTTTCTAAAGCTCCTTTTGTCGGCCCGATATATGCGTCAGAATTAAAGCCATTGAAACCAAATAGAGTTGATGATCTTTTGTCTCCAACCATATCCATTACAGCGAACTTACCAGTCCCAACAGCCGCTAATGTATGATCACCAGTTAGCTCTGATATCAAATCACCAGAGAACAAATCAAACGCGCTTTTATTTCCCACCCCAGTGCCAGATGCAAAAACCCATCCAGTTACTCCAGTTTCAAAATACAAAACAGTCCCACTCTCTGGTAATCCTGTATAAAACGCATATTGCTCGAAACGAGGATCACCAATCTCACCTGTGGCTCCAGCGTATCCCTCGGTGTATCCAGAGAATGTATAAATGCCAGTATATTTAGCTAACAATGCTGGAGTCGATCCAGTCACTTCTAATTGTGAATAACGAGTTCTATTTTTTACAGCAAAACCTGTTTGTATGTCTAAAGCAGTATCTTCTCCTGTTGGATTGTAAACAGTTAATACTTTATCCATATCACTGCTGACAAAAGTATTACTAACCCTTATAGTTTCGTCATCTAAATTTACATCTAATACCTTACCGTAGTTTGTTGTGTTTGTTTTTAAGTCATCATCAATAATTACTAGATCTCCAGGTTTGCATAAAAGGCTTTCTAAACCAGCTGTAAAAGCAACTTGTTGATTTTCTTTTATTTTAGAAAAAATTTGATGTTGCGCTACACGACGAGCCATAGCTCTAGATGTAATTCCTATACCCTCTATTTTCTTTTTGAAAATACCTTTTTCTTTTATGTTGTCTTCATCCTCTACGACTTCTATTTTAGGCACAAAGTTATCAAATCTATCATTATAAGCGACTTCGATAGTATTAAACTGTTCGTCTCTCCTGTTATTAGAATAAAAAAACAAACCATCTTTTACGGTTTCATTAGTAAATAAATTTACAGGATCTCTGGGTCTGTCATCTACAAAACTAATGGTTGTATCATTAAAAAATACTCGACCTTTGAATAAAGATGCAATTATATTTATAGCATCAAATATTTTTTGTCCTTGATCAAAAACTATATTACAAGAAAATCTTGGCTCTTTCCCGCCTCTTCCATCTGTTACCCCTTTGAAGAAACCAAGTTCATCAACGGCATCACAAAATCTTCCGATATTATATAATTCCCAAATATTTATATTATCTGGATCTATGTGAGTCCCCATGCCGTATCTACTATTTGTCAATAAATCATACAAAATCCAAGCAGGGTTGTCAGTCCAATGTAAGCCATCTTTTAAAGATCCATCCCAATCACCATCATATACTAATTTGTCTTTTTTGGCTATAGAATCAAATTCTGATTGATTATTATAATATCTTTTATCTTTACCATTTGGTAAAATTGGATTATAATTACTAGGTATTTTAACTTTTTTTAGTTTACAATCATATGATCTAGTTGGAATAGAATTAAAGGATCTAGAATCTAATTTAGTTCCTACTATCGCTGAGAAAGGATAGGGTAATGGAACATCAATAATCTCTGTTACTTTATCTAATGTGACTGTTTTGTTAATTAAAACAGAGTTTGTTTCAAAAGATAATTTGGTAACTTTTACATATCTTTTTACAGTGCTATCCTCATCAATTGTCCCTACCTCTAACCCTGTCTCTCCATCATCACTTAATATTGTTTGTTTATTTGTGATAGTAGGTGGTAGTTTAAATCCAGCATTTAATTTTTGATCTTGACCGTCTAAATTTACAACAAATTGTCTAGATTCTTGTATTTCAAAATCAGGGTTACCAATGTCAATTATTGTGGTGCCTTGGATTAAGGCGACAATTCTATAAGTATAAGTTCTGTAAGGTTGCTCTATACCTGAGTCTCCCTCTTCGTTTATTCCGAAACTACCTGTTTCGACTCTAATATTTAAAATAGCTGGAAACTTAGCTGCTATTTCCATCTTTTCTCCATCTAGCGCCGCTGTTGGTGTTAATTCTGGAAAAGTAAGTGTATCACTTAAATCTGAAATATTTAGAGATATAAAGGCTCTAGTCACATTTGGGTTGTAAACGGTGTGAACAACTGGGACAGCATCTTCATTCCAGCTCGTTAGTTGCCTTTTAGCCCAATCTGAATAGTTTTTAGACTTCAAGCCATCAGAACTATTACCAGTTTGTCTTTTGTCATCACTACCTTCTTCTATGGGTAAACCATCTTCATCTACAGATAAATTATAGTTATCTGCTGTAGACTTATCTAATACCGCTGATCTTGTTAATAAATCTGTGTTTTGTGACAACCTTTGAGGCGCGTTGATTTGAGATTTTTTAGCGTCTCGATTTGTGGGGCCAGTGGCGATTCTATCAGCATTAAATGGGCCAAATAATTCCCTCTGATATATATGATCAATAAAAATACTTTTAAAATAATTCAAAGGATCTTGATACTCAGAACCCTCCCTGAACTCAGCTAAAACATTTGAAAAGTTAAATTTTAAATCACTAAAGTTATACTGATTTATTAAAGACTCTGGTATAGTAGTTTTGCTATATTTAAAAGACTCTATATCTTTTAGTAAATTATAAACGTCTTTATTTACACCATAAGTATACCCTTTGTTTTGATAATCGGCTGCGACTCTATCTATACTTTCATCTCTTGCTAAAAGCCCTTCTCTTATATCATATTCTGAAACACCAAGACGTTGAAGTATCTCTAATAGATTATCTTGATTGGTTTGTATTTCTAATGGTATTTTAAAAATTAAAAATCCATCAATGTCACCAGTCAAATCCCCATTTTCTTGTATAGTCGGGCAAGTTACGTCATATATTTTAACACCTCTTTGTTCTAATTTTATTTGTAAAGAGTAACCATTTGCAGTTCCAAATGGCCTAGTTATCATATTTTCTAAAATTACATTTTCATTTTCATCTTGTCCTAATGAAATATTTATTCCATTTAATGCTGTGTTACCTGTTTCTTTTACCTTAGCAGCTACTATTAAACACGGCTTTTCTTCATCGCTATAAGATTCCGATAATGTCGCGAAAAAACCATCTCTGAAATTAGAATCAGGGGCCTCTAAAAGAAAAGAAGATAGCGCTCTTTCAGCTAATGCAAGCTGTAACTTGTTACCGTTTTCTTCTCTATTTGTCTCTACAAAATCGATTATTGGTTGCAAACAATCGTCAGTATTAATGAAATCATATACTTTTCTTATGCCATTTTCAAAGTAAAGGCCGAAAGAAGCTAGTTCGGTGCCAAAGTCGTTTCTTGCGTTTTGTATGCCAAAAGGATTATTACTGTTAAACTCATCTCCGTCTCTCAGCCTAGTTTCGAGTCCTCTACTAAAATAACCTAATTCTAAATTACTATATAATGATAGCATTAATTTAGAATCTGTTTCGGTCGTTTCATCCATCCAGTAAACGCTTTTATGATCATATGGGAATCTATCGGTATAGCTAAATCTAGAATTGGTCCGACTCAAAGTTAAAGGCTCTTCATTATAAAAAGTATTAAATGTTTTATTGTCTTCCTCATCTTTGATAAAGGCTCTTAATCCGAAACCTTCTTTATTTTTCTTTTCTACAAAGGCTGTATCTTCATCAGCATCGAAGTTTGCAGCTATACTTTTAGATTCTAACCTGTAATATATCGAACAATCAGGCCAAGAATAAGATTCAAAGTTTGGAGGAGTTACAGCAGGATCAGCTTGTAGATTTGATATTAATGCACTATCAGACCTTTTATCTGCTTGTCCTAATTCCCTAAAGAATCTTTTTACATTGGTTACAGCTGCACTTGTATTATTATTTAATGTAGCATTAAGCTCTTCAGCTGCCTCTAATTCTACTTCAGTTATTTGTTCATTAGCTGTTGGTTTGTTACTAACAGCAGCAGCTGTATCATCAAAATAAATGCCCTGTAATAATCTCATGCCATCTAAAACCCTACCGTCAGGATCTACTATACCCTCAATTGGACCATCACTAATAAGATCTATTGTCTCTGCAAAACTATGAGAAGCTCCATATTGTAACTCTCCGAGCACAGGAGGTTTATAAACTGGAGGTTTAGGATCGTTACCACCTCTTCCAGCACCAGCTATACTTATCTTTTTAAGAATATGTTTCATTCTGTCAATCTAGGTCTATCATCTTGCATGCGATTAGTATTTATTGATACTTCTCCTTTATAATTTTTATCAACTAATATTGAATTTGGATCTACTGATTGAGGGAAAGATTTTATTGTTGCTTGTATAACCTGTGTTCCTACCTTTAATCGACCATACCCTATTGGCACTGGAGCGCCTTGACTAGCGACATTAACTCTATTACTAAATATCAATGATTGAGTATTAGCATTTGCTTGTATTTCTAAAGCGTCAACTTCTGGTTTTGGCGCTAAAGCGTATGAGATAGTTGCAAAAACTACTGCGAAAAATAACTTTTCAAAAAGAACTGCTAATTCGAATCCGCTAGAACCCACTATAACTGGAACCAAGTCGATTGTTTTTGGCTTTTTATAAAGTTCAATTTCTGAGGCTTCAGATGTTCTTTTTTTATTTATTATTATCTCATAACCTTGTCCGTCAGATTGTAGGTCAATCAATCTTTTTGTGAAACCCTTCCTATTACATTCAATAGCCTGTAATATATATTTGGGGTTCCCGATATTAAGTTCAAAAGTATTGCCATACTCTTTACCTAAAATTCCATGTAATTTTACTAGTGTCATTTGATGGCCTTTACCCTTTCTAACTTACTTACATTACCTTCTATGGTTTTAGGCGTGTAAATATTTATTTTTTTTGTATTAAGACTATATATCAAAAAAGCCTGACAACAGTTTTCAGACATCTTAATATCAAAATCTGATTCTTTTTCATCGCCATTTACATGACTATGGAAAACAGCGATCATCTCATAATCCTCTTTAAAAATTAGATAATTTAGTGGATTTATCATAAAATAATCTTTTGGTTTATCAGATACATTACGTTCTAATTTTATAACATATTGTTTTTTCTTAGGGGCGTAACCTAGAAAACCACAAACTTCCATTGTAAAGTTTTTGTGTGATAGATCTTTAATCTTATCTAAAGCTTGTTTAGCTGTTTTAGTATATACTAGAGTTTCGTTCATAACTAAATCCATCAGTTCCTGGAAAACCACCAAATCTAGGAAATGGAGGTGTTTCATTTGCAATTTTTGTTATAGCGGCTTCTTTATAAGTTTCGGCACTGCCTTTAAATGAACCACTACCTGTTAAATGGTAAGGGCCTACAGTATGTATATCTAACATCCCTGTTACATCATCAGCGGGGTCACCAATAAAACCTGTAGTCCCATCCCACCATGCGACTAAACGATCTCCAGTAATCCCTGCGTAATTGTCAGTGCATTCGTAGTATGGGCGCGGCACAAAAGGTATTTGTGGTTCTATTCCTTCAGGAGCTACTACAGGTTTATATAAAAATTCTAATTCTGTTTCAGTTAATTTTCTGTTCCAAATAGCCCACGGGCCTAATCTTCCATTCATGCTAGAGATAAAAGATTCCCCGTTATTTTCAAACCCTTCTGATCCATATCTTTTTACTATACCACCTAACATGAAAGTCTGAGGGAACAGAGGGGCAGGGTTACCTTGACTGTCAATAAATTGTTCTCTTGCTTGTATATTAGCAAAATTTCCATTTCTTAAATCTTGTGGGAAAACTACTTCTCCATCTACTCTAATGCTAAGACTTGTATCTATACTTCTTAAAGCTGAACCTATTTCATTTCCACCATCCACAGCTTCCTTTAATTGCTGAACCCCTGTTTCATGAGTAATAACATATTGATGATATTCTCTAGGATTTCTCCACCACCCAGCACCTCTTTGAACATGATTTAACTCAATGTGCTGTGGGCTAAATGGATTAACATCGCTTAAAAAAGATGCTTTCACCCTTCTGAATGCTGGGTTTGTTATAGCTCTGTTATGATTAGCTTGACCTATGTTAATAAATCTAGTAAGTGGAATATTGCCATCATCTCTAGATGATGTGCTAAAAACTCCACCATCAAATGGACCATTCGGTCCTGTATGCGCCCAACCAACAATACAAAATTCACCAGTCATGATACCAGTCAACTCACTTCTGGTGCTATGGAAAATACCCGAGTTGTCTGGGAAAGGTTGATTAAATATTTCTTGGTCGGTTATGGCAGCGGCAGTAGGGTCCATAAAAGGTTTGTTTGGACTTTGCTGCTGCCGAGAGCCAGTAATCTTTATTGTGTTGAAGCCAGATTCTATACCAGCGTCAACAATAAAACTTAAATTAGGATCTTCATTAAATCTTTTTTGACACGCACTAAATCTTTTTGTGCATCCATCTTTTTGCCAAAAACTAGGGTTACCCTCTGGGATTTGAGATGAATTACCGCTAACACAAACATAAACTGTTTTTAAAGGCTTTCCTTGTATTGAAATAGATGGACTTTTAACATATACAGTATCTCCAGTCACATATGTATTTGAAGCGCTCCACTCAGCGGTGGCATCATAGAAAAAGTTAACATCTGATGCTGGGCCAGTAGCATCAGGATTCAGTGGCGGCCTATATCTTGGGACAATTTGATTACCATCAACATCTTTAAAATTCAGCCCGTCTTCCCTTTCTATTGGTTGCCCTTCGTATCTGCATCCTTCGCCTCTATATTGCCAATAACAAAACTTTGAAACAATACCTCTGGAGTTAACATTAAAACTCTCTAAATCTAGTGGTGAATTTAATTCAAACTCTGCAAATAATTTAGATTCTGCTAGTTTTCGGCCTACAATCCACTCTTGATTTGTTAGTTCTGCTTTTGCGTCAGCTACACCAAAAGGATTCCCTCCATCGAAATTTGCGTCATCTAAGAATTTAACAGAGACTCTTTTTCTTACTACTTTAGCATTGATAAAATCTTTATAGTTTTGTAGGAAGTTAGTTACTATGTTACCTTTGTTTGATACTTTTATTTTAGGTCTTGCTAATTGACCATCGGCTAAAATATCAAAACCATCAGTCTCTATAGATAAAGGTAAATATTGAACCCCTTGCCAGATCAACGATTTGTCATATAAAGTTCCACCATGAAAACCTAAAAACAATGTTGGTTTATTGATTCTATCAGGAAAAATCTTAAATAATTCTAAAACAGCAGTAGGTTGCAGGTCTAATAGACTACTCGCTACCTTATTTTTACCTTCTCCCGCCATATATTGAATTACACTTTATTATTGTATAATATAATAAAGAAATGAAAATTACACACTTAAAGGAAACTGATGAAGTTTGGCCTTTCTTTTATGATTTTTGTATAAAATCTAAGCCATATGATTTTTGTTCTTTGCCATCCCGTCGATTGAGAGATGAGAAAATAAAAACAAGTTTTGAGTTTTACCGCACCAGAATAGTTTATAAGGCTGAATCAGAGGGAAAAGTCATGGGTTTTGTATTTTTAGAGGAAGAGGAATCTTGTTTAGATGTAAATTTTATATTTGGAGTCAGTAAAAACTTTGCAAGCATTAAGTTAATCAAGGCCGCACATGCAATTTTTGATGACGCTCTGCAAAAATTCAATAAAAATTACTTAAAAAGTGAGGTGAGGAGGAAGTTTAAAGTAAATTCATTTATAAAATGGGTTGACAGATACGACAAAACAGCTATTATACTCACACACGGAAAAAAAACAATAGTTTGGTGTAATTCAAATCGCATGAGTGTAACATTTAAAGTAGTAGGTTCTAATAAGACCACAGAACA